CTTTGGATTACTCCGAAGGTAATGAACAGTTTCAGACACGTTGTGCGGCATCTTTCAATAAGGTTTGCTGTAGAATGGGAAGGGGACATTGATCCCCGTCCGCCTGTCATTGAGACACTGCGTTTTAGGCTAGACGCAGATCCTACTGGTGGCACGGTTGCCACCCCGACCGCGGACATTAACGAGCTCCCACCTCCCCAGAGGTGGGCAGCCCGAAAAGTCCACGCCTTGCATACTCGCTTCTCTTCGTGGGAAGATGAGGAGCAGAAGTTCGCGATCGGTTCAGCATTGCGGTTTACCGCGGCTTGGCTCGATACCCTCATTCTTTATGGATTGGGGGAACTCGAATTGACTCTGGACGACATTGATATGACGTTCGGATTCACGGGTGCTACGTGTTTAGGCTTTTTGAAACATTTGAAACAAATGTGTCTTTGGCCGACACAAGCACTCGATGGCCTGCGGATCCCGCCGACCCTCCCCTTTAAGGGGCGGGTTAGGCGATTTTTGATTCGTTGGTTTCGGACCACAAGCTCCATGCGGAAGCAGTCTTTCGCGCTGACTATCTTACAGATGAAGAAGTTGGCATTTGTGGTACCGGGGAGTTTCGCGGAGGCGGAGCTCGACAAGTACTTTACCATGGTTGGTAGTACTCCAGGCCAAACCCCTGAATTTAGGAAGGAGGTCGCTGATACGGCGGCTGATATCCTAGGTGATTGGTTTTGGGACGCACGCCCTACAGATATTATATCTGATTTTTCCACAGCTGCAGCTATTGGTGCCCCCCGTAATAAGGGTGGTGCCGCTGGCTGGGCTGGCGTGAAGTATCGGACTGATATCCCTGTGCTCAGGCTTGAGCGCACTGATGCGGGCTACGTTGGGACTTGCAATTCGGTTTTGTTCCCGAATCGCGAGGAGGTCTTTTCTATGTATCAGACCATCCCCCTACTCCGGAAGGTGGTGCAGATTGAGGAATCATTCAAGATTCGTCATATCACGTTGACGCACCCCTGTGAGTCGGCCTTTTGGGCCAGCTTTCAGAGGAGCCTCCGTGACAGGCTGCGCCATCATCCTGCGAATGCTTCCGGCATTGTGGTATCGACGGAATTGATCCACAAGCTTGCTTCCCAGAAGGACATGCTTGAGGAGCTCACTGGCGACGAATGGGTCTTCGTCAGTGATGATGCTACAGCGGCGACAGATAACTTGGATCCAATGTTATCTGTTGATGTTTGTATCGATCGGGTTCCGGAGCAATACAAGATCCTGTTTCGCGAGGCCTTCGGGGGCGACCCTGAAGTCCGTCCGCTCTTCTTTTACCGGTTCTTGACCGAGTATAGAGAGCAGGTTCAGAGCAACTGCCAGCCGATGGGAGATCGGCGGTCGTTTGTTATATTGCAACTGATCCACATTGCCGTTAAGACAATGTTTGCGCGTCGGGTCCGCGCCCACTACAATGGTGGACAGGATCCGAAGAAGGTCCACGTCCCATTTCTTGTAAATGGTGACGATGGGCTCATCCTCGTTCCGAAGAAGTTGGTGAAATTCTATTTTGAATTCATGTCACGACTTTGGATAGTGAATGAAACAAAGACCCGGGTTTCGGGGCATTCTATGTCTCTAAATTCGCGGGCTTGGGAATATCGAGGGGGTTCAACCTCCGAGGTGCCCCTCATTCGCTGGAATCTTATCTACGGTGTGGATAAGTACGGGGTCCGAATGCAGAATCCCCAAGTCTGGAATAGTGTTTTGTCGAGCGCGACAGGGGTTGACCCTGAAGCGCTTTGGCTGCACTTTCACCGACGTTGGTTCCCGCAGTTGCGGAAGCTGACTCGGTTTGGAGGGAATTATTTTCTCCCACTCCTGGCTGGGGGGCTCGGTTTGAAGCCCGTTACCGAGGTGTATTATACGCCCTGGCAGCGGGCTGCTGTTAACGATGCACTTCGGTGCGTTGGGACCAGCAGGAAGCCACGTTACCAAACGATCCTTCGGAATAATCTACCGCGGTCTGTTGCTGTTGTCGTAAAGACTACAGCGAAGATCGCGGTGATCGGTTCGGGGGTATCAAGTACGGACGTACCCAATAGTCATCGGCCTTGGGTCGATGAACAGGCCTCCTGGCTTTTGCCTGCGAGGCTGCCCAAACGGTATCATCCTGTATTTACAGGTGATGAGATCGAACGGGTTTGGGATCTCAAGATTGTGGATTACAATCATGAGGCGGCGAATCAAATCTTGCCGAAATTGGTGGATATTGAAAACTAAGTGTCCACACTTTTATATTACACATTCACTTACGCAAACATGTCTTCAGCAAAAGCTGGAAAGGTCAAGCAAGCGCTTGACGATGACGTCAAAGCTGACGTCAAAGCAATCAAGGAGGGCTCCCGAAAGGAGCTCTCCCCGGTCGCGGCCAGGTACCTTCGTAACCTGGCCAATCCTGCCGGATCCGCCCTTGGCGGTATCCCCACCCTGGTTGGGGGCTTTTCTGCACGGAGCGACGTACGCCGTTTCCGTGCGAAAGGTACCTTCTCACCAGGGACCTTGGGTTTTGGATTTATTTCCATAAGCCCCATGCCCTGCTTTACCGGTGGTTCGGTCAATCTGGGCCCGACGCATCCTCTTTGTAAAGATGCTGCAATCGGGTGTAAGTCTGACTCAAGCTGGACAGGCGGGGCCCTGCCCAATCCCACGGTGGCCATGCCTACGGGGGTGACGAAAGTTACCCTCGCAGACTCTGACCTCTCGTGGACGCAGGTCGGTGTGACCAATGGCTACGCTAACGTTTACCCTCTCGTTGAGTTGGGCTATCGTTGCGTAGGAGCCAGCATCGAAGTTTTCGCAGAGTCGTCATTTTCGGATTCCAATGGTGAGATCACCCTCTTGGAGACTCCGGGGCACATCTGCCCACAGGGTACTAGTACTCCTGCGGGAGGCGGTTTATCGTACGATGAAATTGCCACAAATGCGCATGCCCGGACCATTCGGGCGACTCAGACCTCGTCCCAATCGGAGAAGATAGTTCTCAACTACCATCCCCGAGGCGGGCGAGTCTATCAAGGCACGGATTGTAATGAGTTCAATTATTACTATCCTGTCAAGGAGAACGGGATCCAGCCCGGCACGACAACGTTCCAACCCTGGACGATGATTGTGGCCGTCTCTGGTGTCCCCGCCACCATGAATTTCCATTTCACTGTAACTGCGATCTATGAGATCGTTGGTTCAGAGTTGGCAGGTAAGGTACGGCCTGTTGATTCACGTGGCATGGATCTTGTCGCGAACGTACTGATGTCCAAGAACTTGTCTGGTTATGTGGGGAAACCGGAACATGTCGAGGATTCGTACCTACATCAGGCATGGAAACATGCACAGAAGGCCGCGGGCGGTTGGGTTTCAAGTAAGGCGAAAGACTTGCTTAAATCCTCTGCTTCGTTGGGGCTCGAAGCTCTGGGGGGCTTCTTGTAACAACCCGTCCTACGACCTGGGATGTCGTAAAACTCATCCTGCTAGTCAGCTACCGCTGTCTAGCAGCTCTCCTGATCATTCATCAGGAGGGAGCGCTGGTTAATATGCACCCGGTTTATCACCCGGTGATGTGTATTAACCAGACATAGGGGCGTACTTAGGTGCGTTCGACCCGGAATGTCGTAAAACTTGTCCGGTGGTGGGCTAACCCACTCCCCGAGTCGGCCGGCGGATTGCCGACACATGACTGTTTAGTCCAGTGGTACTGGGACCTCACAGATTCTTTCGCGTGTCCCGGGCATTGGTGCACGCCGTCACCTATTGGCAAGGGGAGTATTTGTAATGACCGAAGGGTCAGAACCAAATATTCCTAACTACCAGTAGGGGGCGGTGTGTAACAATGTCCGGGCCACGTGCGAGCATCGCACACGTGGGGTTGGTTCGC